AGTTGTTTAATGAAAATCCTGCTGATTATGAACCCACATATGAAGAGGAAAAAGCCGTCGCAACAAAAAGATATATGGAATATTTTACTTGTGAAACAATAGTGGATTTGTTTAAAGATGGAAATAGTGAACATCGTAGAATTGTTGATGAATACAATCAATGCAGATTAGGTGAAGGTTTCTCAGATAAATATGCCATGCTAAAAGCATACAAAACTCCAAAAAAACTTCAAGAAGGTAATTTCAAATTATATCTAAGGGATGATGAAAACTTAAACTTAGTAATTAAGTTAGAAGATAAAACACTTAATTGGCTAATAGACTTAGAAAAAGACGATGATATATTCAGATTGTTTGGAAAGGCGAATAAATATCCTGCACAAGTAGCAGATAACATTTCCAAGAAGAAAATTATAGATTATGGGGAGATAGGACTTGGTGTTCAAAAAACAGGCTATCACGAATACTTCTTGAGAGGCAACAAGTTTGAAACTAAACTACACTTTAGAGTAATAGAAGTGGATGGTGAAGAGATGTGGCTGGCTTGGTCGGGGTATAAACAAGAGCCAGCAGACAAAGACACTGATGCTGGATTATGGAATATTTATGAAGATAGGTACAAAAAACTACCACTTCCGCCAAAATGAACCGTGTCTTTAATATAGTCATTGGAATAACGAGGGGTTGAAGACTATGAGCATTAGTGTCATGGCTACAAGGAATGATGATTTCACTATTCTAAAAAGCGATGAATTAATGATTGGGGGATATGCGAGCATTGAAATCGTTGACAAACAAAATGATTTAATCACATTAAATGCACTAAATACCGCAGTTAAAAAGTTTATGGATGATAAAAAATTCAGAAATGTAATGACAAATCATTCTAATGTTCAAGTTGGAGAAGTAGTTGACTCTTATCGAGATAAAAACGGTAAATTATGGAAATCAGAAGTTGATGATGTAGGATTTTTTGTAGTTATTAAATTAAGAGATGATATAGAAAAAGCCAAAGAAGTTGGGAGAGGTATTCGCAAAGGAACATTAAGGTCTTTTAGCATAGGTGGACAAGCATTACAGAAAGTAAAGAAAAGCCACGATGAATTAGGAGAATATAACGAAATAAGTAAGTTAGAACTTCATGAAGTAACAATATGTGAAAAAGGCATTAATCCCGAAGCGAAATTTGACATTCTGAAACAAGATATTGGAGATGAAAAAATGAGTGATAAACTTGAGAAAGCACTAAATGAATTAGATACTCTTCTAAAAGAAGTTGAGAGTCTAAAGGGCGATGAAGAGGAATCTATGGATTCTAATTCAGATATGAAAGAAAATGCAGAATACATGGAAATGACTGATGATGCTGATGAAAAAGAAGCGGCAGACATGGAAATGGCTGATGATGAAGAAGACAAAGAAATGATGCACCCAGCATACAAAGATGGTGCAGAAAAAGCATATCTTCGTACTCTTGATGGTGCAGGTAATCAAATTGGAGAACCAGCAGACCGTATTGTAATTAACAACGGAAAGCCTACTTCAACCGATATGCCGGTTGTAAAAGCATTCGGCAACAATGAGTTTGATACACTAAACCTATCAAATGCAAACATTGAGAAAGCGTATGAAGCATTCCGTCAAGAAAAACTTGAGGAATTAGCATACGATAACCTTCGTAAATCTTTTGAAGGCCGATTTGAAACTGAAATCTCAAGTCGTGAAAATGTTCTAGCAAAGGCTAGTTATGATGCACAGGCTGAAATTGCTTCTATTAAAGAAGAATTTAGCGAACTAAGAAAATCTCTTACTGCTGAAAAAGAAACAATTCTAAAGGCACAAGAAGATTCAGTAATTAAAATGCCAAGCATTGATGATATTGCATCAATGGATTGGAGCGATATTCACAAAATGGTGAACAATATTTGAGGTGATTAAATGACAGGATATATTAACACAATAGCAGATTTAGAAGCACAAACAT